CATTGATTTTGACATTATCCCAATCTCCGACCCGCAGAACGCCACCGACATTCAACGCCTTATGAAAGCTCAAACCCTGTTGCAGATAGTCGGGAAGGGCTTAAACGACATGATGATTTACCGCCGGTACGTCGAAGCCCTTGGCATCGAGGACGTCGAAAGCATTATGACCAAGAAGGACCCGATGCAGGAGAAGTTGGCAATGCTGACCCTCCAGCAGCAGATGGAACAGGTCCAGAACATGAAGGCACAGACCGCTTTAATAGCTGAGAAGATAAATGAGTCTCAGGTCAAACAGGCAGTCGAGGCGGCAAAGGTTCAACTGGACCGCGCTCAAATGCTGCTCGATACCGCCATTGCAGACGACGACATGCAGCGCAAACGGTTTGAGGCTGAACAGGCCGCGAAAGAGCCCAAAGCTTTAGGGGCAGCGGCGGCATAGTTTGATGCTGATAAAAATATCGGTATCAATCACTTCTGGCTGATAAATCTATCGGCCAGCAACCCCTTGGGAGGACGCTGCATCTAAGATGCAGCGTCTATAAGGGCAAGGAATATAAGCAAGTTACTGCTGATAAATCTATCGGCTATAAGGAGAAAGCATGACTGGAGAAGAATCGCGGATAGAACCCATATCGCCGGAACAGCTTGCCAACTGGAAGGAGCACCCGGTAACGGTAATTATTTTGAACCTTGTCCGGGAGGAAAGGGAGAAGCTATATAAAATCCTTGGCGACGGCGGGACCCTTTGCACCGACTCCGCAGACTCGACTCAGGCTCAGACGTCGATGATGATTGGCAACATTCAAGGATTGACCTTCCTTCTTAACATCCAATTCGAGGATGAGGCTAATGGCTAATGGCAACGGGGTGGCGGACAAATTGGATAAGTCGCACATAATCGCCATGATGTCCGCGTGTATAACGGAATGGCAAGACAACCGCAAGACGGGCACGCTCATTGTTTCGCTGAACTTTTGCGATGGTGGCTTCCGGGATGTGAAGATGATTAGAGAAGAACATTGCAACAACAGGGTTGAAATTCTTAAATTATTTTCTTTACAAAGCTAACGATACGTGATAGCAGGGGTTTTATAAGATAACAGAATAAGGTTAGCGACTGCAAAAAGGGTCTAAGCTGGTTTACCACAGCAAGGAACTCTTTTTGAGCCGGCAGAAGCGGGACTATCCCCAGCATTCTACCGGCTTTTTTTTTGGGGATAACAAGGAGGGAGCCTAAGTGGCAAAAGTTTTCATACCGATAGGGTATCACTTAGTAGTTTTACTGGACGAAATCGCGGAAAAGCGCGGCAGTTTGTACGTGCCTGATTCAGTCCGGGACAAAGAGCAAAAGGCCGGAGTGGTCGGAACGGTTATCGCCGTCGGGTCAGGATGTTTTGACTACGACAAAACCGGAACCGTTGACGTTCAAGTCGGAGATAAGGTCGTGTTTGCCAGATACGGCGGCATGGATTTGCCCGACATTAATGAAGACGGAAAGGTTTTCCGGGCGCTGAATGACCAAGACCTGATTGCGAAGGTTGTTTCAGAATAGCTCAGAAGGAGCATAGCATGGCAGAAGAACCAGCAGCACCAGCGGCAGCAGCCGGCCTTGGAACCCCGATTCCGGGGGAAGATATACCGAAGGCGGTTGAGGAAGCAGCCTATAAATTGGGCTGGCGGTCCAAAGAGGAATTCAGCGGTGAAGAAGCCGAATACGTTGACCCGCTTACTTTCTTAGTCCGTGGCAGTGAGCTTCAGCGTCAATCTTCAAAAAATGTTTCTTATTTGAAGAAGACCATTGACGATTTGAACTCGACCATCGACAACATGAAAGTTTTCAATGAGTCAGTGTATCGGTCGGAGCTTAAAAAACTCACCGAGCAGATAAAAGAGCTGGAGGCGGAAAAGAAGGAAGCTATTAAAGAGGGAAATGTTGCTCTGGTTGAGGACATCGACGGGAAAATTGCTGAGGTAAAAAATTCAGCCCCGCCTCCCCCGGCAGCCACCAAGGCAGCAGCAAACAACGAGGTTCTTGATGCGTGGTACGAAAAGAATCCGTGGTACAAGAAAAATGAAGACATGGCCCGGTACGCCGATTCAATCGGCGATGATTTAGCGCTGAAAAAAGTTCCGCTGCCGAAAATCTTGGAAAAGATTGAGAAGGCAGTGCTTGAAATGTGGCCTGAGTATTTCGGGAAGGAAACAAAGGCCGCACCCAGCCCGGTTGAAGGTGGACAAAGACGCGCAGCCACCGCAACGACCGGGAAGAAGTTCACATCGCGGAATTTAACCGATGAACAGCTCACCATCGGGAAACAGTTTGCTAAATATGGGGTAATGACAATGGATGAATACATTGCCGACCTCGCAAAATTAGGAGCAATCAATGAGTAATAAGCTCAAAAACAAGCCGAGGAATGAGCCATTAATAACACCCGACCCCGTGCATGTTAATCGGCTTCTTGGCCAAGACCTGCCGAGGGAAGTGGACATGGAACTCCCTATTACACGGGTAGCCGTTGAGATAGGAGTGGAGCCGGAAACTTCTACGCGAACGGAAAGGCCAAAAAGAATTCCGTTAGGAACCCGCAACGTGCTTACGGCACCGGCCAGAAGGGGTTTTGTGCGAAGATTTGTCAATGACGTTGAAGACCGTGTTCAACGCTTCAGAGACGCAGGATATTCAGTTGTTAAAGGACACGTACAGGTGGGGGACCCCAAAGCAGGGGATGATACTCCGATGGGCTCGGTCGTTGGTAAATCCGTAGGACAGGGAACCAAGGCGGTGCTCATGGAGATACCTGAAGACTGGTACAATGAGGACCAGAAGGACCGGCAAGACGCTATTACACAACAGGAACAGGGCATGAGTCGCTCAATAGGCAAAACTCCGGTTGACGAAACAGGTCAATACGGGGAAGTAAAAATCCAACATGGAACTTAATCGTAAGGAGATAAATCATGGCAAATCTCGATAAACCTTTTGGTTTACGGCCAGTAAAACATCTCAACGGCAATCCTTGGAATGGAGCGGTCAACAAGTATGTTATTCTTGCGGCCACAAACCTTACCTATGGATTGTATGTTGGCGACCCGGTAATAAGACTGAGTACGGCCACGGTCGAAGGCATTCCTCATGTCACGGAAGCTACCGTGAGCGCGACCAACAGAATTACCGGGGTGATTGTTGGCTTTGAGCCTGACCCGATGAATCTGCACCTTTCGTATCGGGCAACAGGTACGGCTTCAGCGGATAGAGTTGTTTACGTTTGCGACGACCCTGATGTTGTTTTTGAAATCATGGACGACGGCGTTGTGGTCCTTGCGGTAGCGGCAATAGTTGGCCTGAACGCAGACCTGTTAAGGGATGTTACCGGAGTCAACAATGGCTACATTTCCGGTATAGCCCTTGACACTTCAACGCCAGCGGCAGACGCAACCTATCAGCTTCTTGTTCGCAGAGCAGCCCAGCGTGAAGGCAATACCGCTGGAATAGCTCATTGCGTATGGGAAGTTCTTATTAACCTGCACACCGAGCGCTCCGGCGCAATCGCCGGCATATAATTTTCCCGGCCCATAAAGGAGGACTAATCAATGGCACCTATTACTTCAAGCAGTTTTGCGTTGGACCTCAAGCCGGGAGTGAACAAGTGGTATGGTCTTAAATATGCCGAGTACCCGATTGAATTTCTCGGCATCTTTACCAAACACAACAGCTCCCTCGCGTTTGAGGAAGAAGTAAGCGCAACCGGGTTCGGACTCGCGGGCGTCAAAACGGAAGGCGGAACCATTTCCTATGACTCCGCCCAGCAGGGATTCATTAATCGCTACACCCACATCACCTATGGCCTTGGGTTTATGATAACCAAGGAAATGGCTGAGGATGGGATTGCGGTTACGCAGTCTTTCCGCAGAGCGCAAGCGCTGGCCTTCTCGATGCGCCAGACCAAAGAAACTATCGCCGCGAACGTGTATAACCGTGCATTCAATACCAGTTATACGATGGGCGCTCAATCAGATGCCCTTCCGCTGTGCTCAGCCGCCCATCTTAACAAGACCGGCGGAACATGGAGCAATCTTCTGTCCCCGGCGGCAGACCTGTCGGAAGCAGCTATGGAACAGGCGTGCATCAATATCGCAGCCCTCAAGAACGACCGTGGGTTGCTGATTGCTGTTCGTCCGCAGAAGCTCATTATCCCGCCAGCCCTTGAGTATGAGGCAATCCGCTTACTCAAGAGTGAGTTCCAGCCCGGAACGGCGAACAATGACGTGAATGCAATCCGTGTTCTCGGTAAGTTCCCGCAGGGGATTGTGGTCAATCATTATCTCACCGATGCAAACAACTGGTTCATCGGAACCGATTGCCCCGACGGCATCAAGTATTTTGAGCGCCGGGCGGACAACTTCGATATTGATAACGATTTTGACACCGAAAACGCAAAGTTTAAAGCAACCTTCCGTTGCTCCTTCGGCTGGACGGACGCGCGAGCGCTGTACGGCTCACAACCGGCTTAACCCGGAGTCCTAAAGATTGTCCGGCCCTGTCTGGAGGGGCGAGGCCGGACCTTCTTTTTCCTTCAATAACCCGTAAGCTGGGGCCTCAAAACCCTGCTCTTGAAAGGAGTGGCTTATGCCTCTTACAAATTTCCCGAATGGATTATCAAGTTTTGGTGTACCGTTAATCGGCGGCGGCGGACTGCTTCCGTATTCCGGCACATATTTTTTCGTCAAACCCTATAGCGGCAACGATGGCAACAACGGCAAGTCGCCGGCCAAAGCCCTGAAAACCTTAGCCCGCGCTCTCGCGCTGGCAACGGCGGACAAGGGGGATGTGGTGTATATGATTGCCGAAAGCAATACGGCGGCCCTCACCAGCGATTATCAGGCAGCAGCGCTTGACTGGAACAAGGACGGGGTTCACCTTATCGGCGTCAATGCCGGCCCGATTATGTCTCACCGTTCACGCATAGCCGCCCTCTCAACCGTGCTGGACATCGCGGACCTGTTTACGGTTTCAGCCGATGGCTGCCTGATTGCCAATCTCGAAATCATTTACAGCCTTTCCGGCGCTACCAGCGCAGCAACAAGGGCAATGGTTGTTTCCGGGCAGAGGAATCACATCACCAACTGCCATATAGGCGGAATTGGCCATCTTGACCAAGACGATGCCGCAGCTCGAAGCCTTACCGTAACGGGTGCTGAGAACTACTTCTCGAACGACTACATCGGACTGGATACCGTTCTCAGGACCAATGCGCTCGGGGAAATGGAAATCCAAGCAGCCGGGAACAGAAATGTTTTCGATAACTGCATTATAAACAGCATGTGCGGTGCAACAACCTTCAAGGCGGTTTTAATGAACACCGTCGGTTCTTCAGCTCACTCAGCAACGTGGTTCAGAAACACGATGTTTTGTGCCTGTCAGAACAGGTCCGGGACGCTTATCCCGACCGGGGCGCTTATCTTCTCCTATGCCGGGGCCGTGTTTATTAACGGCGGTGGAGCTTTCGGCTATACCGATATGTGTACCGCTGACAATGCAAACGTGTATGTCCTCTCAAATTCTGGCCTCGCCGCTGACATAGTGGATGCCGGGGTTGCAAGGGGCGTTGACATAGCAGCGTAACCGGAGCGATTCGCCCATAGGGGTGTGATTGTTAATAGTTTGCATGGGACGAAAACAGTCTGTTGATTTGGAAGCATCAGATGTGATTAGTCCCATGCTACTATATCAAAGAACAGGGAGAATATAATGCGACCAGTTACCCGAACCTATACGGCTACTGCTGCACATGCCGATAATATCTGTGAGTCACAAAAGGGAACCAACGCCGGGAATATGACGATTGACGGTGCGCTGGCAACTGCGGGCGTTGCGACTCTTGACATCCCCCGGCACATTGTCATTGACTCAGACGGTGCGGAGTCCACAGTAACCTTCACGATTTACGGCACTGACCGTTATGGCCTTCCTATTTCCGAAGTGCTGGTTGGTGCTGACCATGCGGCAAATTCAACTTCTGTAAAGAACTATAAGACCATCACCCGTATTGCACGCGACAAGTCCAATGTCGGGAACGTCATAATCGGAACCGCAAACTCCTTTGAGGGTGAGTGGATTCCGGTTGAACATCACGCAACCAATACTTCTGTTCAGGTTGACACCAGCAGCACAGGATTTACCCATACGGTGCAATACACGCACGAAAGCCCGTGGGATGCTGATGAAACCACACTGTTTGGCACGGTCTTTTATGAAGCATGTACCGGCGATAAGGCAGCGGCAATAACCGTTCCCTGCACGGCGGTAAGGCTGGTCGTTACCGGCTACAGTTCCGGCAGCGCTGAGCTTTCAGTCCTACAGGCTGGAGAAGGGTTCTAACAAATGCCTTACTCTCCCGGACAGCATAAAGTAATATGCCAGCGCTGCGGCTTCACGCGCCTGTCTGGCGACTGTTCGCGCGAGCCGAAGACCGGGCTCTTTGTGTGTCGGGATACCTGTCTGGACCAGCGGCACCCGCTGGATACGCCGCCGCAAGCCTTGGGAGAGCGGCAGAGCGTAACGAACCACTTCCCGGAGAATATGGATAACGTGACCTTTGTTAATCCCGGCGATAACAAAGCCAGCGACTTATGAATCAAGAAGAAGCAACACAGGCATTGCGGCAGAACGGCATAAAAGTAGAGGGGCAGACAATAACCATACCGCCATCCCACAGCGGGATTCGCTTATGGAAATACATAGATTATCTTTGCCACAACCATGAGTTTCATTGGGTAAAGAAAAATGGCGACAGTTGACCAGCTCGTAGAGAATATTCAGGAAGTTATACAGGACCCGACCTATGACGAGGATTATATCGTTGATAGGATGAACCGCGTCTATGCAAATATTGCCGGCGGGATAAAGCTTCCTGAGAAGGCGTGGGGCTCGCAGGTTTCGCCGCCGCTCCCCGACCTGCTTGTGATTGACAATACTCTCTGGTCAAGCCCCAGCCTTGCCTATATCACCATGCCGGCCACGTTTCAGCGCCGGGTGGACTTCCTCGCCCTTGTCAGCACCAAGCAGCGCATTGAGATATTAAATACTTTTGTTGCTCTCAGGAAGCGCTACCCGATGCTTGACGCAACCTCTCAAATTCAGGTTGCAGCAGTAAGCGGCAGGAGACTGCACTATCAGGGAAAGCCTTCTTACACAGTCACCACGTCTTCAACGATTGGATTCACGGCTGCAACGCGAACCATAACCGACACTGGCTTAGGGCTGGACGTCTCTCCGAACATGGTCATAAACATATCCGGGTCAGTAGCCAATGACGGCGATAAAACGGTTGTAAGCGTTGCCGCAAATCATGGGTCCTGCGTGGTATCAGAGATTTTGGTTCAGGGTGCTGTCGGGCCGTCAATCGTTGTTACCAAAGGCGTAAATCTCAGCACTCATTATTACAAGTACCCGGAAACGCTTGCGCTGGGAGGCCCCGGTCCCTTGGCTCTCTCCGAACACCAGCACGACGATTTAATCGTCAACGGCGTTGCCACCTATATCTATAACCTGATTGAAGACGGTGTTGAGGACCCAAAGACCAACACTAAAAAATACGGAGAATTATTCATTGAGGCGGTAGAAAGCATGTCGATGGCAATACCCGCCGAAGGAGAGTCAATGTTTATCTGGCCTGATGAGGGCCAAAGCGCCTACTGACAAAAACTGTCACTTTAAAAACGGAGGATACAATGCCAAAAGCAGCCCCAGCAAAAGGAAAAGCAAAATCAGCAGCAATGCGGTCGAACATCCCGGCCCCGACAAACCAGATGCCTCCGTGGGCTTCAAAAGCTCCTGCATCCAAACCGGCCAAGAAGGGAAAGTGTTAAAGTTACATCGCTTAACATAAAAGATTAAATCCCAAAGCGGGAGGAATATCAAAATGAAGTGATATAACAGTGAAAAGAATTGGGACTAAACCACTGCCGGTATTAAAGGGCTGTCTCGGCCTCAACACCAGAATTGACCCGACCCGGATTCCCGTCAACGAAAACATTCTGGCAACTTCATTGGCTGAAGCGGTTGACGTTGTTATTGATAGTTCCTATCGAGTAAGCAGAAGAAAAGGCTATGTTGCGACTTCACGAACGGAGTCCATCCATAGCCTTTTTTGCGATGGGGGCGATTGCCTGTATGTCGATGTTGTGCAGGAGGCTCTATATCGCCTGAATGTTGACTATTCGCGCACCGGGATACGCAGCGGGATAAATCCCTCGGCCCGAATGTGG